CTCCAACATGGGGGCCGAGCTGGAGGACGACCGCAGCGCCAACCAGATCAGCGCCGGAGAGGTCGACGATATCGACGCCCTGCGCCGCTCGAAAGCCTACCTGGACGAGAAAGACCCCGAGCATAAGCGGGTGCGCGAGAAGGTCAGCGCCGCCTATGCCAAGGGCTACAAGGACAAGCACCAATAGCCCCGAAACCGTCAACCCTTTAGACCTGGCCCGCGCTGGCAGCGGAGAACCGGGCACCCTTCGCCAGACCCAAAAACACAGGCCCGCCGGGCGGCGGACAACCTGGAAATCGCCGTAACATTAACGATTTTCTTGAAAGGAGCACGCCGCCATGAAAAGCATTTTCGCGGCCACCATTCCCACCCTGCAAGACCCCCTCGCCCGGGACGGCTCCAGCGTTCCCGACCATTACGTGGTCAAGTACGACGACGACGTGAAACTGGTCGCCCAGCAGAAAAAGTCCCGCCTCGAAGAGTGCGTGACCCTGCATGCCGGTATTGTCGGCGCATCCAAGGCCGTCGACCGCTACGGCGAGACCGAGGCCCAGGAGATCGTCAGCCGCCACGGCGACACCAAGCACATCGAGGTGCCGCACCTGCGCCGCTATATCGACCTGCGCGACTACAACCACCCGACCCTGCTGGACCGCGAAGACCAGATCAAGGTCCTCGACAACCCGACCAACAAGTATGTCATGGGCGCCGTTGCCGCCATGAACCGCCGCAAGGATAAGGCGATTATCGCCGCCCTCGGCGCCAGCGCCCGCGACGTGGCCAATGGTCTGGTCGCTCTGCCCTCTGGTCAGAAGATCCTCAACGCCGGCACCAACATCACCATGGCCAAGGTGCGCACCGCGCTGGAACTGCTCAACGCCGCCGAGGCCGACAGCCCCGAAGAGGACGGCACCCAGCGCACCTTCGTTTACACCGCAAACCAGCTCACCAAGCTGATGGCCGACTCGACCCTGACCAGCAGCGACTACAACACCTTGAAGGCGCTGCAGGACTACCAGGTGGATTTCTTCATGGGAATGAAGTGGAAGCGGGTCGAGTTCCTGCCCAAGGCCGGCAATATCCGCAGCTGCTACATCTTCGGCAAGAGCTACCTGGCCCTGGGGCTGGGCCGCGATGTCACCAACAAGGTCAGCGAGCGCCCCGACAAAAACCACGCGATCCAGACCTACACCGAAATGTCGATCGGTGCAGTGCGGATCGAGGACGACGGCGTGGTGCAGATCGACTGCGACGAGACCGCTTAACCCTTGCAACCGCCCGGGGGCAACCCCGGGCAACCCTTTGAAGGAGTCAACGCCATGAGAAAACTTTTTGCCTTGCCGCTGATGCTGCTGCGCCTGCTGCTTGCGGTCTTTTCGACCGCCAGCGTGCGGCCCCTGTTTCCCACCTTCCCCGACCCTCTGGCCCGGGGCAACGTCGATGCCGATATCTACGCCGCCACCGTTACCGCCGTTCCCGCGCAGAAGGTGCAGGTCGATAAACTCGGCGGCCGGGTGCGCTACATCTGCGCCACCTACACCCAGGGGGCCAGCGCCGGCACCATCGGCGACGTGATCCGCTTTTGTACCCTGCCCAAGGGCGCCCGAATCCTGGAAAGCAAACTCTATTTCGGTACCGGAACCGCCTCGGCAACCCTGGCTGTTGGTATTACCGGGGCCGCCACCGCGCTGCTGGCCGCGACCAGCATTACCACCGCCGGCAGCGCCACCATGGCCGCCCATCTGGCCAGCGGCGGCGAGCGCCTGCTCACCGCCGACACGGAGGTGATCGGCACCAACGCCACCGCCGCCATTGCCGCCAATCAGAAGATTGCCGCGCACATCTTTTACACCTTCGACTAACCGCACCAAGGGGGGCCGGGCAACCGACCCCCCGAACCTTACCCGGGGGCGCCATGCAATCCGCCGTTGAAGCCGTCAATAATGCCCTGATCTTTCTCGGACAGCCGCCGATTCAGTCGCTAACCCAGAGCACGCCGCCGGCTGCGGTCTTCGCCGCTTCGCTGTACAACTCGACCCTTGACGAGGTGCTGCGAGCGCATCCGTGGAATTTCGCCATTGACCGGGTGGAGCTGCCACCCCTGGCCACCGCTCCGGCCTATGGCTATCAGTTCGCCTTTCAGCGCCCGGGCGACTGGCTGCGCACCCTCGAGACCTCGGCGACCGACTTTCGCCACGAGGGCAAGCGGATTCTGGCCAACGTCTCCAGCCTGCAGCTGCGCTACGTGCGCCGGGAAACCGACCTGACCGTCTGGGATTCTCTCGCCTGCGCCGCCCTGGCCCGCAGTCTGGCCTCCAAGCTGGCTTACCCGCTGACCAAGTCGACCAGTTTGCAGGAAGCACAATGGAACATGTTTGTCGCCGTGCTCAAGCAGGCCCGGGGAGTCGATGCCCAGGAAGAGCCGGCTGAAGAGTTCGAGCAATCCAGCCTGTTGAGCGTGAGGCGCTAACCGATGGCCAAGCTGCGCACCCTGCAGAGCAACCTGAATTCCGGCGAACTCTCGCCGCTGCTGCGCGGGCGGATGGACGTGGAGCGCTATCAGAGCGGTCTGGAGCGCTGCCGCAACGCGCTGCCGTTGGTGTTGGGGGGCGGAAGGCGCCGCCCCGGAAGCCGCTTTGTCGGGACACCTGCGGCGAGCGAGGTCTGGCTGTTTCCCTTCACCCCGACCCTGGCCGGTGTGCTGACCGGCTACATTCTGGAATTCACCGCCGGCAAGATCCGCTTTTACAAGCAGGGCGCCCGGCTCGAGTCCGCCGGGGTGCCGGTCGAGGTGGTAACCCCCTACCAGACCACCGATCTGGAGGGGATCAAATACGAGCAGGCCGACAACGCCCTGTTTCTAGTGCATCCGAATTACCCGCCCAAGAGATTGACCCGCACAAGTGACACCAGCTGGACCCTGGCCGATTTGAGTTTTTCGGGAGTGCCTTATTTCCGCCCGGCGGAAACCGAGGGCGTTTCGTTAACCCCTTCCGCCGCCTCTGGCAGCATCACCCTGACCGCCTCGGCCAACCTGTTTGTCTCTGGCCACGTTGGGTCACGCTTTCGCCTGAACGGCGGCGAGGTGGAAATAACCGGCGTCACGTCCGGCACCGTGGCGTCCGCCTTGGTCAGTGTGGCACCGGACACCACCGGACTAAACACCATCACCAGCACGGCGACGGTCACCGTTGACGCCGACGCGCTCGTCGGCACGCATATTGTCACCATTTATTCCGATGCCAACTATCCAGCCAAGACCCTGAACACCCACTGGACGGGAGAATCGTCTCCAGATCTGACCGTATCGGCTGGCTATTCACAGGCGTTGCTTTCCGGGATCGACCCGGATATGGAGTGGAAGGAAAAGGCCTGGGGAGTTGTTCGAGGCTACCCGGCCGCCATCAGCTTTTACGAGCAGCGCTTGATTCTGGCGCAAACCCTTAGCCAGCCGACCACTGTCTGGGGGTCGAAAATCGGCGCGTTGCTGACCTTCGAAGTTGGAACGCTCGATGATGAGGCCTTTGCCTTTTCCTTGGCCCAGGCTTCAACCCCGATCAACCAACTGGCCAGCGGCGACCAACTACTGGCGCTGACCTTCAATAAAGAAATTCTGCTGCGCGGTGGTGGGGATACCCCGATCACCCCGACCAACGTGCAAGTCAAGGGGCCGACCAGCCACGGCAGCAGCGCCACCGTGCGGCCGGTGCAGTTGGGTAGCGAGGTCTATTTTTGCGGCGCCGGAGGCTACACCCTGCGCAGTCTGCGCTATCGCTTGGATATCGATGGCTTTGCCGCCCCAGACCTTGGGCTGCTGGCCGAGCACCTGCTGGAGGCGGGGCTGGGAATTATTGATATGGCCTTTGCCCGCAAGCCCTATTCGTCGATTTTCGCCGTGACCCGTGGCGGACACCTGTTGACGCTGACGATCGACTCCGATCAGGAGGTGGTCGCGTGGGCGCAGCACTACACGGGCGATTCCGCAAGCAGCGCCAGCTATCAGAGTGTTGCGGTGATCCCCGACGCCGACGGACAAGATCAGGTCTGGATTGCCGGCACCCGCGGGGGCAGCTCCTTTGTTGAGTATTTCGATGCCGCACTTGCCACCGATAGCGCCATGACCGGCAGCGATGCCGGCGGTAAAACAACCTGGGGCGGGCTTGCGCACCTTGAGGGCCAACAGGTCGACATCGTGGCCGATGGGTTCGTTTTGCCTCGGCAGACCGTGACCGGCGGCCAGGTCTTGCTCGGCTTCGCCGCCACGGCGGTTCAGATCGGCCTGCCGTTTACCACCCGCATCAAGGATTTGCCCCCCTACTTCGAGGGGGCCGCCGGGGCCGCCGCCAGCTGCAACGCCGTGCGGGTACTGCTGCACCAGGCCCAAGGCTGCAGCGTCAACGGCGAGCAGCTGCCTTTTCGTTTCTTCGATCTGAACGCCTTCGATACCCCGGTTCTTCCCTTCACCGGTTGGAAGGAAATCAACATCGCCAGCGGCTGGAGCTCCGACGGCGACAGTATGCAAGTGGAGATCGTGCAGGATATGCCCTTGCCGCTGACCGTGCTGGCGATCAGCAAGGAGGTCTCGATCAATGCTTAGACCGGCGACCCTTGAGGATATCCCCCGCATCATCGAACTAGGTCAGGCGTTTTTTTGCGAGGCCGGGCTGGAACTCTTCATGAGCTATTGCCCGGAGTCAAGCGCCAAGACCTTCGCCGGCATGATCGAGAGCGAGAACGCCGCCATTTTCCTGTTGACCAGCGGGGGCGAGGTGGTCGGCGGCGCCGGGGGAATTCTGGCCCCGCACTACTTCAACGCCAGCCACCGCACCGGTCAAGAACTGTTCTGGTATGTCGACCCGGCCCACCGGGGGCGCCGTGAGTCGTTGCGGCTGCTCGATGCGCTGGAGGCTTGGGCCATCGGCGAGGGAGCTACCACTTTCGTTCTGGCTTCGATGCAGACCAGCAGCCCGGCGGTGGCCCGGCTCTATCAGGCCCGGGGCTATCACCAACTAGAAACCTATTACATGGGGAGGCTACCATGCCCGCAGTAAGTACATTAATTGCCGTCGGGGTTGGGTTGTCGGTGGCCGGAACCGCCTACAGCGCTTATTCCCAACACGAAGCCGGCAAAGACGCCGCCAAGCTGCAGAACCAGCAGGCCGACATGGAGCGCGACGCCGCTGCCGCCGAGGCCTCGAACGTGCGCGAGAAGGGCAAACGGCTGATCGGAGCCCAGCGGGCCGCCCTGGCCGCCAGTGGAGTCAAGATCGACGAAGGGAGCGGCGACGCCCTGCAGCAGGAGACCGCCCGCCTGACCGAGCAGGACGCCCTT